AGAACTGATCCTCCCGTGACACTCCACCATCCTTCAAATGAGGACAGATGCCTAGACCACCTAGGGTCTCAGGTACGAAAAGAGGTGTCGAACCCCAAGAAGCTTTCAGCAGTTCACCGATAAAAATCTTAGAAACTGCACCAAGGTGTCGTTTAGGAGTTTTCTTATAAATTTCCCACGATCGTTCACCGATCGACATATCACGACCATGTTCCTTGGCTCTGCCAGTACTACATAGGATCTGCGCACCGGACAAACTGGTACTGCACTCACTCCTACCCTTTCGGAGGTTATCAACATGAGTGTTCCCCTTTCGGGTACTATACGAGTCATCCGGCGACTGATTCTTAACATCCATTTTCTTCGGACGAATATGAGCCTGCCTTCCTGAACGCTTCAATCCAGACACCAATCCCCAATTGACATAAGATATATGACGGAATCTATTCTCTAACAACACAGCCATTCCACACTCCATCACTGGAGGTGGGTCAGAGATATATAAAAACGAGGTAGAATTAATATTCACATAACCACGTAGAAAGTAATACTTCCCGATAGAAGGGAGTAAGCCGAAATGCGAACCTATATGCTCCCAGAGTTGACAATCCCGTAAGGGAAAGAGACAATCGTCCCCATTAATCAACAGTCGGAGTCGTCGATTCCATGATCGCCCAACTTTCAAAGACAAGTGGCCCCCGTAATCAGAACAACCAGCAAGCTGATCGTCCAATTCCATTACCCAGCGACACAAAGCAAAATTAGCAATACAAAGGACCGGAAAACTTACAATCGATCCCATCAACTGACCATTCAACTGAGTCTTACCTTGATAGGTATGGCCCGTAAGGGCTCTCAGGAAAAGAGTGTGAAGGTTGCCCCCGATATCAGAATCAGGGAACTCAAAGGTCGTCGACGCAACCTCATCTGCAATCACGTTAGAAACGTAAGAGAAAAGGTTATTTGTTGCTGCTTTATAATCACCAGATAGGAACTTGAAATGATCCTCCAATCGCCCAAAGGTTTTATTGAGCATATCCTCCGTGACCTCAGGTTCACGAAGCAAACGAAAGACTGGAATATCAGAAAGAACCTTCCACATCCAACGCTGTAACCCTGTCAGGGCCATGGTCAGAAATGGAGGTTCCTTAGTTATAACTCTCACCTTGCAGGCTTCAGGTAATCCAACCGGAGTCACCTCCGGGGGTTCAATCATAGCCTTACTAAGTATATCAAGGTAAAGACACTGCCACTGTGCACGAAATGCGATTTCATCGACTTCAATAAACTCGTGAGACAGGTAGTAGTCACCAAATAGACCACCAGTTATACTATCAAGATCCACACTATACCTAACTTGCTTAACCACACAATACGGTCGAGTACCATGAGCTTTCAAGCCTGAGAGCTCCGGTATTCCGCCCAGAAGGGCCCCTACACATCCCCCAGCACTTCTCTTATGAGTTTGATTAGCTCGAGTACTAGGAAACATAGGGCTCGCCATTTCACGCCAAGAAAATTTCTTCCCTTGAAAGATCTCCCGAACCGAACGACGCAATTGCTCTTCGATCAATTTCGGGGTTGGCGTCAGGCGCAGACTCTCTTGTTGAACACAATCATCATTCCACAAGTCACCCTCATCATGCTCCCATCCCCAATACAAAAGGGGAGAGAACGGACAAAGATCACGAGTGTAAAGTAGTTTACCGACTGAGCCCGGAGGCGAAGGTCGGTTCACAAAAAGATCACGAACAGTAGATGCCACCTCAGCTTTAACATCTTCATCTTCCGGCCGAG